AAGGAACAGTTGCAATAAGAGATAGTGGGAATGTTAGCTCTATTACAGATAACAACACAGGTTCATATAATGTTAATTTTGCAGTCAATATGCCTAATGACAACTATGCAACTGCTATTTCAACAAAAAAAGAGTCAAATGGTGTAGATGGAATGACAAGATTAAGCACTGATTATAATTCATCGGCTGTTAGGGTATTTTGTGTAGAAAATACTGCTAATACCGCCATAGATTGCCATACTGTAACTGTAATGTGTATAGGATAAGGAAAAATTATGGATAAAAGAATAGTATATAAAAACAATGATGGCACAATCTCTATAATAGTTCCTGCTAACTGTGGATTAACTATTGAAGAAATTGCTGCTAAAGATGTACCTGAAGGAAAAGAATATCACATTGTAGATGTAGCAGAAATACCAACTGATAGAACATTTAGGGATGCATGGACATGGGAATAAAAATAGACATAGCTAAAGCTAAAGAAATTACTAAAGATAAACTTCGTGAAAAGCGTAAACCACTATTAGAAAAGCTAGATGTAGACTTTATCAAAGCACAAGAAACAGGAGCAGACACATCTGCTATCGTTACAGAAAAACAAAGACTACGAGATATTACTTTAACAGTAGATAGCATGACAACTGTAGATGAATTAAAAGGAGCTTCATGTGGCTAGTATAAAACTTAAAGGTGATACCTCTGGTGAAATAACGATACAAGCACCTACTGTTGCAGGAACAAATACGCTTAACCTACAAGCATCATCAGGTACATTAGCGACAACAGCACAAGCTAGTATTGGAATGAAGAACAGAATCATTAATGGTGATATGAGGATTGATCAAAGAGATAGTACAGCTACTATAAATGGGACAGGTGTTACTTACAATGTTGATAGATGGTTAGGTAGAGGTGAAACTTCAGAAGGTGTTTTTACATTAGCACAAGATACAACTTCACCAGCAAATTTTTCAAACTCATTAAAAGCTACTGTTACAACAGATGATGATGCTTCTCCAATGTGGGGAACTTCATCTTATAGAATTCAACAACAAATTGAAGGCTATAATATAGCAGACCTTAATTGGGGAACTTCAGATGCACAATCAGTAACTTTATCTTTTTGGGTTCGTTCAAGTGTAACAGGAACATTAGGTGGTTCAGTTGCTAATGGTGACTTTAATAGATTTAATCCATTCTCTTATACAATATCTGCTGCAAACACTTGGGAATATAAGACAGTTACTATTGCAGGTGATACATCAGGAACATGGGTAACTAATAATGCTTTAGGATTAAGATTGAATTTTAGTTTAGGTGCAGGTGCTGATAGATTAGGAACAGCAGGAACTTGGACTTCTTCAGTATTAGAAGGTGTAACAGGACAAGTAAACCCAATACAAACAAATGGCTCTACATTTTATATTACAGGTGTGCAACTAGAAGCAGGTACAACTGCGACACCATTTGAGAACTTACAATATGGGCAACAACTAGCATTGTGTCAAAGGTATTTTGAACCAATAATAAATGACTCTTTAAACTATAATGGTGGACAAATAATTGGTAGTTCTTTTAATACAACAAGAAATTTTGCACTCATATATATGAAACAAATTAAAAGAGCTACTCCTACTATAGCTGCTTCTGGTGTTGGTGGCAGTATTCTTCAAAATAATACAGCAAAAACAGTAACTGCTTTACTAAATAGTTACCCTGACATTTATAGTGTTGGACTTGACATTACTGCTTCTGTTACTCAAGGAGCTGCTTTTCATTATAACCCTTCAGCAACAACATTAATAACAGCAGATGCGGAGCTATAATTATGTATAAAAAACTAAAAGATATAACAGGTACTAAAGAAGCAAAGGTAATACAAAGAATATCTGATAATGTTTTTATTCCAATGGATAAAGATAACAGAGACTACCAAGAATACCTAGAATGGACTAAAGCAAGTCCTATGAATATAGCAGAAAAAGCAGAATAAATGTTTGGCATAAGTACATTTTCACAGAGTCCATACTCTACACTAGGCACTATAACAAAAACAGGTACTGCACAGATACAAGGTGTAGGAACTCTTACAGCTAGTGCATTAAGAGAAAGAACTGCTGCTGCATCTATTAGTGCAACTGCAACTTTAACAGCAGATGGTTTAAGAATACAATTTGGTAATGCAAGTGTTAATGGTCAAGCAACTGTTACTGCATTAGGCGGTCTGATTAATAATGCAACAGGTTCTATTACTGGAACTGCTACTGTTACTGCTAATGCTGTTTATGTCGCATTTGGTAGTGGTGATGTTAGTGGTCGTGCAACATTAACAGTTGCTCTATCAGGTTCTATTATTTATGCTGATGCAAGTATTAGTGGAGTAGCTACACTAACTGCTGATGGTTTAAGAATAAGAACAAGTGATGCAAGTATTTCTGGAGTAGCCACAGTTACAGCTTTAGGTGGATTTACTGCTGTAGGAAGTGCAAGTGTAGTAGGAGTAGCAACATTAACAGCAGCATCTTCTATAACAAGAAACGCTAATGCTTCTATAAATGGTGTAGGAACAGTAACAGCAATAGGATATTTACTTGGTGAAGAATGGACTGATGTCCCAGTAGAAGAAAACACATGGTCAGCAGTATCAGCAGGTAGTGATGTATGGACTGACTCAACAGTAGGAACTAACGATTGGAAACGACAAGGATAAAACATGGCAAAAACTAAAGTATCGCAATGGGACAGTGTTGCAGCAAATAATACTGACATAAACTCAATCAACATAAATGAGGGTTGCCCTCCCAGCACCATTAATAATGCTATTCGTGAAACAATGGCACAAATTAAAGATTGGCAGGATGGCTCTAGTGGTGATGATTGGACAAGTGCTGGAACATTAAATGTTACAGGAAGTCTTACATTAGACGGAGCAACAGGAACATCAGGACAAGTTTTAGTTTCTAGTGGTTCATCGGCAACTCCTACATGGGGTGATGCTTTTGTTACAGGAATGATTATGCTATGGTCAGGTTCTACAGGCTCTATTCCTAGCGGTTGGGCATTATGTAATGGTTCATCAGGAACTCCTGATTTAAGAGATAAATTTGTAGTTGGAGCAGGAAACACTTATGCAGTAGATGCTACTGGTGGTAGTGCAGATGCAACTTTACCATCTCACACTCATACAGGCACAACAAATACTGGAGGTTCTCACAACCACACATTACCACATTATTTAGTTCAAGCTGTAGCTGGTACAGGAGATATTGATAGAGATAATGAATACCAACAATGGAAAGCATTATCAGGTCAAGTTACAAGCACTCATTCAGGTCATACTCATTCATTTACTACAAATTCTTCAGGTACAAGTGCAACTAATGCTAACTTACCTCCTTACTATGCTCTTGCATACATAATGAAACTATAATATGACAACAAAAAGAATACAATTTACAGATTGGCTACCAGACCAACCAGCAAATGCTGGAAGTTTAAATGATGCTAAAAATGTATTTCCTGTCGGTATTGGTTATGGTGCATTTCCTAGTGCAGTAGATTTTTCTAACGCTGCTAGTGAAAACATTACTAATATATTTGTAGCAAAGTTTGGAGCTAATGTAGAAGTATTTGCAGGAGGTGCTACAAAATTATTTAAATTAGACATTGCAACACTTAACCTAAATGATGTATCTAAAGCAGGTGGTTATGGTGGTAATGGCACATGGAGATTTGAGCAGTTTGGTAATGTCGTGTTAGCTTGTAACGATACGCAAAAAATACAAGCATGGACTATAGGTGTATCTTCTACATTTGCAGATGTAGCAGCAACAGCTCCTATAGCTAAAGATATTGCTATAGTTCGTGATTTTGTTTTTGCAGGAAATTTATTAGGTGGTACAGAACCAGACAAGGTTCAATGGTCAGATATTAATGATGAAACAGATTGGACTTCTGGAGCTACAAGTCAAAGTGACTTTCAAATAATTGCTGATGGTGGTAATGTTCAAGCTATTACAGGTGGTGAGTTTGGTGTTGTGTTGTTAGAAAAATCTTTGGTTAGGTGCTCTTATGTTGGTAGTCCTCTTTTTTGGCAATTTGATACTATCTCTAGTGGACTAGGTTGTTTAGAAGGTAACTCTGTTGCTAGGTATGGAAATATTACTTTCTTTTTATCAGATGATGGATTTTATTCTACAGATGGACAAACAGTTACAAACATAGGATTAGAAAAAGTAGACAGATGGTTTTTTAGTAGAGTAGATTTAACTCAAATAAATACAATAAGTGTTGCTATAGACCCTGTTAAAAATCTTGTTGTTTGGAACTATGCAGATGTAGATGGCAACAGAAGAATAATTATTTATAATTGGCAATTAGGAAAATGGTCAAGAGCTGAAACAACTTCAAGCGTAGTAGGAACTATTGCTACATTAGGTGAATCGTTAGAAACTTTAGAGTCTGCATTAGGTTATACAGATTTAGACACAATACCTGCATCATTAGATTCACGATTATTTATAGGTGGTAAGTTTTTATTTGCAGGAGCTAAAGATAACAAAGTTGTAATTTTTACAGGCACATCTATAACACCACAACTAATAACAACAGATATAGAAGTTGGTTATAATTCTGTTGCAACACTAGCAAGACCACAAATAGATAACGGAACAGCACAAATTGCTGTAGCTAGTCGTAGAGAGCTAGATGATAATATTTTGTTTAGTTCATTTGTTCCTGCTACATCAGAGGGTAGATGTAATTTAAGAAGTGCAGGTAGGTATCATAGATTTAATGTGCAACCTACAGGTAACTGGACAACAGCTATGGCAGTAGATGTAGATGTAAAACCACAAGGTAATAGATAATGCCTAGAATGTATCGTACACTTCCCTATCAAGGTGGTGATGCTAGGTTAGTATCTGAAGTAGTTAATAACGCTATGAATGGTAACACTAATAATTCTGGTGAAATTACACTTAATACTGGTGGATCTACTACAACTACAATATTTAATGAAAGAATTGGTTTTGACTCTATTATACTTCTTGCACCATTAAGTGTTGCTGCTGCTGGAACTGGAGTACAGCTTCCTCATGGATTATTTGAACACGATACAACACAAAACTTTCTTGCTGATACACCTACTAGAGTTGCTTTAGGGACAGCAGAAAATGTTTATGCTATGTCATTAGCAAGTGATACAGTTACAGTAGATTACGCAGGATATTATAATGTAATATTTATGGGAAGGTTTAATAATCCCTTATCTCAAATTCATAATGCTTATTTGTGGTTTAGAGTAAATGGTGTAGATGTCCCTCACACCGCAGCATCTATAACTATTCCAGATAAACAAGGAAGTATAGATGGTGCTGCTTACTTAAACTTAACACATCCTTTAGATTTAAACGCTAACGATTATGTAGAAGTTTATTGTGCTGTAGATAATGCTAGTGTAGCTTTAACTGCATTTCCTGCACAGACAACACCTTACGCTAGACCTAGCATACCTTCCTCAACACTAGAGTTAGTTATGCACTATCCATCACAGGTAAGCGGTTCTACTGGATTACCTTATATTAGTGATAGACAAAAAGGTCAAGCAACCATTACACATTTGCCTAACAGCGTGGCAGATAATACTTTTGGGTATATAATAGTAGGGTAAATAACAACCAATTTAATATTATGAAACTTTATGTAGTTCCTACGAATCAAGTGCAAAGATTTTGGTATCTTGCAGAACCTTTATTACAAAAAGCATTAGAAAAAGGTAACGGAGAGTTTACAGCAGAACAATTAAAACTGCTAGTAACTCAAGGTCAGCAACAATTACTATTGGTAATGAAAGACGAGATTTGTTATGTAGCACTTACTGTTCAGTGGATTAACTATCCTAACGACAGAGTAGCTTATATAACTTATATAGGTGGTAAAAATACTAAAGCAGGAATGGAGCAGTTTAAACAGTGGGTTAAGCATAATGGTGGAACTTCAATACAGGGTTCTACTAAATTTGAAAGCATTACTAAACTTTGGAATAGGCTGTACGGATTCAATAAAAAATATCAATTAATGGAGTTGAAAATAGAATGATTAAGTTAAAAATATGGTTATATAACTGGTTAGCAAAAGATTTAGGCAAATTAGGTAGAGAAGGAGATACCGAACTTGCTCATGTTAATACATGGGAAGCTAATCTTTTAAAAGCACATGGTGGTTCAGGCACAATTAATCCTGTTACTGGATTGCGTGAATACAAAGGTGGTGGTGGTGGAAGCCAAACACAAACAACCACACAAAATATTGACCCTGCTATCTTGCCATACATAACCTATGGGTTAGGAGAAGCTCAAGATTTATATAAATCTGAATCTCCAGATTATTACCCAGATGCAACTTATGTTCCAGCATCAGCAACGACAACAGAAGCATTAGGTTTAGCAGGTGATAGAGCAAGAGCTGGTAATCCATTAGTACCAGCAGCTCAAGCACAACAGTTAAGCACAATTAGTGGTGACAGACTATCAGCAGGTAATCCATATTTTTCTGCAATGATGGCAAGTGCAGCCAAACCTGCTGTGACAGAATTTAATAAAGCTATTAGAGATATAGGTAGTAGAACAGCAGCTTCTGGAAGATATGGTTCAGGTGCTATGGGTGAAATGGAATCACAAGCATCAGAAAATCTAGCAAATGCTTTAACTAACAGAGCAGCAGAATTAGCTTACAGTAATTTTGGTGCAGAAAGAGCAAGACAGGATGCAGCTATTGCACAAGCTCCACAAATGGCAGCAGCAGATTATTCAGATATACAACAACTTATGAATGTAGGTGCTACAGAAGAAGATTATTCAAGACAAGCATTACAATCTGATATTGGTAGATTTGAGTTTGAGCAAAACAAACCTTACAGTAAATTGCAATCTTATTTATCAGCCGCTTATGGTGCTCCTGCTCCTATGAACCAAACTACAACTTCATCAGGTGGAGGAGGTAAATAATGGCAATGATACCTTACATGGCAGCAGGTTATGTTGCTGACAGAGCAATGGGTGGTAATGGAATGACTGGTCTTGCTATTGGTACTGGTGTAGGAGGATTAGGCACAGGTACTTTTTCAGGTGCATTAGGTAGTGAAGCAGCTACAGCAACAGCACCATCATTATTTACAACACCAGCAATAGAAGGGGGTAGTGGTTTAGGTGCATTAGGCGGAGCAGGTATGTACGAAGGATCTGCTTTAGGCTCTGTAAACCCTTTAACTACAGGTGGCTTTAGTGAAAGCATATCTCCATTTACACCATTAGGTGGTGCAGGTGTTGGAGGTAATGTAGGATTTTTAGGTCAGCCTATATCTAATCAAGTTATGGACTCTGCACTTACAGGTGAAAAAGGATTGCTTGGCTATGGTTTAGAAAATACTTTTGTTCAAGATGGATTTGATTTTGTTAATGATGGCTATGAAAATATGTCACTTATGGATAAAATGAATACAGGCATGATGGGCGTTCAAGTTATAGATGCAACCAATCAACCTTTACCACCACTACAAGTTTCCCCTCCACAAATGATACCTGCTAAAGAACCTACAATTGGTTCTCCTTTAGCAATAAATGTACAAGCACCAAACACAACTTTTGTAGACCCAAGAAAATTATACGAGGAAAGAATGTATGGCTAATCCCCTAGATTATTTAAAAAACTTAATACCAGAAGATACTAATATATTTGGTGCAAGTCCTGATTCAAATTTAAAACAACTAGCATCATTAGGATTGCTTGGAGATGAAGCAGGGTATAAAAAAGCATTAGAAGATGCTAATAGACAATCTATATTTCAAGGTCTATTAAACACAGGTTTAAGTTATGTCGCTCAACCTAAAACTGGAAATTATGGAACAGTTTTACCTTATGTTGCTAAAGCAGGTATGGCAGGAATGGCAGCCGCTCAAAAACCTTTTGATAAGTTAGCTTCTAATGCAATGACCAATGCACAACTAAAAGCATTGTTAGCAAAACAAAATGAAAGTATATTTGCAAAAGAATCTCAAAGTAAATACAGTCCTGAATCTGTACAAGAATCAATTAACATTAAAAAAGCAGGTGGTAGTGATGCAGATGCTAGAGCTGTATTATTGCCTTTACCAGAAAAAAAAGATAGCAGTAATATATTAAAAACTACTAATTTTGTACAAAATAATAAGACAGGAGCACAGTACCCAGTATTTTTTGATAAAAGCAAACCAATAAAAAACCGAGTAATAATAGATGGTAAAGAAGTTCCTGTAAGCCAAGATATGTTTGGTGAAGATGGTATGTCATGGTTAAATATGACTACAAATAATAAAACTATTGCAAACTTTAACCAGTTTAGCAAATTAGACAATGAAATAGGATTGGAAGAAAACTCATTAAGACAACTTAACCAATATGTTAAAGATGTTGGAAGTTTAGATAGTGGTTTACCTAAACTTGCAAACCAATTTTCAGAATCAGTAAAAGCATTTTTCAATGCTAATTCTGATGACTATACAGAAGAAGAATTGCTACAAAGATTAAATGAAGGTCGTATGCAAGGTTTATTAGGTCAGCTTCGTTTAGAAACTGTTGAGATCGGAAGAGCACACTTCTGAACTCCAGTCACGCCAATATCTCGTATGCCGTCTTAGTCTT